ATTAGTAGATGAGCATGGCGGCATCATCGCAGGGCATGGGCGCACTCTGGCAGCTCAGAAGCTGAAAATGACCGAAGTGCCAGTGATGGTGGCAAAGGGCTGGTCAGATGCTAAGAAACGGGCTTACGTGCTGGCAGACAATAAACTGGCTCTAAATGCAGGGTGGGACAACGAGATGCTGGCTTTGGAGTTGGGTGAGATTGGTGATCTTGGCTTTGACATTGACCTTACTGGATTTACAGCCGAGGAGATTGCAGCCTTAACACCAGAGCAAATTGAGCCTGGCCTGACCGATGAAGATGCAGTCCCAGAAGTTCCAGAGCAACCAATCACTGTGCTTGGTGATGTTTGGTTGCTCGGTAAGCACAGACTTATGTGTGGAGACTCGACCAGCATCGATGCGGTGGATAAGTTAATGGATGGGCAAAAAGCAGATCAATTAGTTACTGATCCACCATACAACATTGCATACGAAGGTGGAAGCAAAAAGCGTGAGCAAATTAAAAATGACGAAATGGAAAGCGCAGACTTTCGCCAGTTTCTGCGAGATGCATTTACTGCTGCCGATACAGTAATGAAATCTGGTGCAGTCTTTTACATCTGGCACGCTGATACGGAGGGTTATAACTTTCGTGGTGCGTGTCTTGACGCTGGCTGGCAAGTCAGGCAGACGCTTATCTGGAACAAAGATAACTCCGCATTTGGGCGTCAGGATTATCACTGGAAGCATGAACCATGTCTTTATGGATGGAAATCAGGTGCTGGGCATCTTTGGGCTTCTGACCGTAAGCAAACTACGATTATTGAGTGCAAACGCCCATCTAAAAGCGAACTTCACCCAACCATGAAGCCTGTTGAATTAATGCAATATCAAATAGAAAACAATACCAAGGGGCAAGATGTAGTTCTAGACCTGTTCGGTGGTTCTGGCTCAACGATGATTGCCTGTGAGAAAACAGGCCGTATTAATTGCAGTATGGAACTCGACCCAAAGTATTGCGATGTAATAATTAAACGCTGGCAAGATTTCACGGGTAAAATAGCAACTCACGCAGAAACTGGACAACCTTTTGCGGAGGTTACAAATGGCAACGAAAACTGAAAAATCGGTATTAAAAAAGGCTGGGCCTAATGGCGGTGCTCGAGAAGGCGCAGGCCGTAAGCCTTTTGAGCCTACCGATGCCGAGCGCAAACAGGTCGAAGCCTTGTCAGGTTATGGCCTGCCAATCGAGCAGATCGCAGTCCTGGTGCGTGAAGGAATTGATACCGACACCCTGCGAAAGCACTTTTCAACTGAACTGCTCTCAGGCAAAGCCAAAGCCAACGGGCAAGTCGGCAAGACGCTATTCCAAAAGGTAATGGCTGGTGACACGACTGCTGCAATTTGGTGGTCAAAGACCCAGATGCGCTGGGCAGAAACCCAAAAGCATGAGTTAACTGGCGCAGATGGCGTACCGCTTGAATTCACCAAGATTGAGCGTGTAGTCATCAAAAATGGGTAAAACCCTGCAAATCCAAACCCCTGAGTGGGCTTTGCCTCTACTAGAAGGCAAGCGTTACAAAGGCGCATGGGGTGGTCGAGGCTCTGGAAAGTCACACACCTTTGCCGAGTTGATGATTGAGATGCACATACTTGACCAAAAGCGCAGAAGCGTTTGTGTGCGTGAAATACAGAAATCTTTGAATCAATCAGTCAAACGTCTGCTGGAGACCAAGATTGAGGCCATGAACGCTGGCGCATACTTTGAGATACAAGATGCTGTCATCAAGTCTAAAAAGGGCGATGGTGCGATTATTTTCCAAGGTATGCAAAACCATACAGCCGACTCGATTAAGTCGCTAGAAGGCTACGATTGCGCTTGGGTTGAGGAAGCACAGTCCCTGAGTCAGACCAGCCTTGACCTATTAAGGCCAACAATCCGCAAACCCAATTCAGAACTTTGGTTCACTTGGAATCCAAGGCAACAATCCGACCCAGTGGATTTTCTACTGCGTGGCCCTGAACCGCCAAACGATGCCGCAGTAATCAAAGTCAACTTTGGTGATAACCCGTGGTTTCCACAAGTCTTAAAAGACGAAATGGAGTACGACAAGCGCAGAGACCCCGACAAGTATCAGCACGTTTGGATGGGTCAGTACCTGAGAAACAGCAGCGCAAGGGTGTTTCGTAATTGGAAAATTGACGATTTTGAATCACCGTCAGATGCACTGCATCGCCTCGGTGCTGATTGGGGTTTCTCAGTTGACCCCACTGTTTTGGTTCGTTGCCACATAATCGGGCGTACGCTTTACATTGATTACGAAGCCTATATGGTGGGGTGTGAGATCGTGAACACTCCCGAGCTATTTATGCAAATCCCTGAAGCAGAGAAATGGCCTATCGTTGCAGATTCAGCACGACCAGAGACCATCAGTCACATGAAGCGCAATGGTTTCCCGAAGATAATGAACGCAGTTAAAGGCCCAAAATCTGTCGAGGAAGGCATCGAGTTCTTGAAGAACTACGACATCGTGGTTCACCCCCGTTGCATACACACTATTGACGAATTAAGCCTGTACAGTTATAAGTCCGACCCATTAACTGGCAGAATCTTGCCTATGCTTGAGGACAAGAAGAACCACGTCATTGATGCTTTGCGATATGCTTGCGAGGGTGTCAGACGTGCAGCAGTAACCAAAGCGGTTAACTTTACGCCATTGCCTACTATGAATAAATGGTAGAAAATCGCACAAACAAGGACAGACATGGCACGAATTCCAAACGACCAAAGACTCGCCAATTTACACGCTGAAGCCTTACGCCAGTTCAATGATATTCAGACTGCGCTACGGGATGAACGCCTGCAATGCCTGCAAGACAGACGCTTCTATTCCCTGTGCGGTGCTCAGTGGGAAGGCCCACTATACGACCAATACGAGAATAAGCCTAAGTTTGAGGTCAACAAAATCATGTTGGCTGTCATTCGCATCGTCAACGAATACCGCAATAACCGCATCACAGTCGATTATGTGAGCAAAGATGGCTCAGAGAACGACAAGCTGGCAGAGGTCTGCGATGGCCTTTATCGTGCTGATGAACAAGCATCTGTGGCAGATGAGGCTTACGACAATGCTTTTGAAGAAGCCGTGGGTGGTGGCATCGGTGCATGGAGACTGAGAACAGTTTACGAAGACGAGGAGAATGACGAAGATGACCGACAGCGCATCAGATTCGAGCCAATCTACGATGCCGACAGTTCAGTATTCTTTGACCTGAACGCCAAGCGACAAGACAAGTCGGATGCCAAATTCTGCTTTGTGGTCACTAGCATGACCTATGAAAGCTACAAAGAAATCTATAACGATGACCCAACGGATTGGCCTAAGATCATTCACCAGTACGAGTTCGATTGGTCAACCCCTGACGTAGTGTTTGTGGCTGAATACTACAAACTTGAGGAAAAGACAGAAACCATCCGCATTTTCCAAGCGATTGATGGCACTGAGGAACGATACACAGCCCTTGACTTTGAGAACGATGAGACATTAGAAGAAACCCTAATGGCAATCGGCACAAGAGAAGTCAGGCAAAAGCGTGTCAAGCGTATGCGTGTACGCAAATACATCATGTCGGGCGGCAAGGTTTTGGAAGACGCTGGTTATATTGCTGGCAAGTGCATCCCCATCGTGGTCGTGTACGGCAAACGCTGGTTTGTGGATAACATCGAACGCTGCATGGGTGCTGTCAGATTGGCGAAAGATGCCCAACGCCTCAAAAATATGCAACTGTCCAAGCTAGGCGAGATCAGCGCACTGTCCAGCATTGAAAAACCTATCTTGACTCCCGAGCAAGTAGCTGGGCATCAAGTGATGTGGGCTGAGGACAATTAAAAAGACTATCCGTATCTTTTGGTCAACCCGATTACAGGGCCAGACGGAAGCCAAAGCATTTCAGGCCCTGTGGCTTATACCAAATCGGCTGCAATTCCACCAGCAATGGCGGCACTTTTGCAGATTACCGAGCAGGATATGCAGGACATCTTGGGCAACCCACAAGGGGCAGATAAGATCGTTTCGGGCGTGTCTGGTAAGGCAGTAGAGATGATTCAAACCCGTGTAGATATGCAGAC